TGAACGAGGGCCCGTGACGAGCCTGAACGAGCGGATCGGATCCCTCCGGCTCCCTCCGGACATCGCGACGATCGAAGAGGCGAAGACCCTCACGTCGCTTGACCCGGCGCGACGGATCCTCGCCGACGTATTCAAGACGGCCATCCTCGCCGAGCTCACGGAAGCGTGGGTCGCGGCGGTGGCGAACCGCCTCACGGAAGAGCACGGCATCAGCCCGACGCTCCCGGTGGCCGACGTGCTCGAGCTCGAGCCGATCGCTCCGGTCATGCAGTCGCGGAAGGCCGGCTTCCCGCTCCTCGCCGTCTATCGCTCGGGGACGGCCGAGTACTCGACGCACACTTTCTACGCCGACAAGCTCACGCAGCCGTGGACGGTTGACTGGGTGCTCGGCGCCGCGGACGTAGCGACGACGTTCCAGCTCCTGGACGCCGCCGTCGCCGTCTCCAAGATCATCAGCCGCGTCATCTTCCGGCAGGGCCACCCCGCGTACAACTCGGGGGCGATCCAGTTCGGAGAGGACCGCGGCGACCTCGGCTCGATCCGAATGCTTCGGCACGAGGGACCGGGACAGGCGCGCTTCGCCGGTGACGACAAGGGCCCGATGTACTGGGCGATCTCGATTCACTTCGAGACCGTCGAATACGTGAGCGAAGTCTCCGGGCTCGAGGCGGACGGAATCTTCGAGGGCGCGGACTACGAGATCGGCGTCGGTGGAGCGCCCGAGGGCGTCATGCCGGGGCTGGTCTACGCGAACACGGATCCGGTTCACCAGCCACAGTGATCGACCTCCGCGCCGTCCAGCTCTCCCACCGCCGCTTCCTCGCAAAGCACGACGCGGCGGTCCTCCGAGAGCTTCAAGACGCCCGCGACTTCGGCGTCCAGTACGTCCAGGTCCACCCGACCTTCAAGCCCCGCACGGGCGCCCTGCAAGCCGCGACGACCGGCCAGGTCATCCGGACTCGGAACCGCGGGATCGTCCGCCTCTCGAACCGCAAGCCCTACGCGGCAGCGATCGACAAGGGCGCCGCTCCCCACGTCATCCGCGCCCGTAGCGCGAAGGCCCTCCGCTTCATGGGGAAGGGCGGGGTCGTGTTCCGCAAGAGCGTGAACCACCCGGGCAACAAGCCCTACCGATTCCTCTACCGCGCCACCAACGCCGCGGGCCGCACGTTCGCTCAGAAGATGAACGCGCGCATGCAGACCATCGCCCGCTCCTTCTGAGCGCGCCTCCCCATTGCCGCCTCCCTCTCGAGGCGACCCCCACCGCCGGAGTCATCCGATTGGCCAAGCTCAAGTTCTTCGCAAAGGACGACGACCTCGTCTACGTCCCCGACTTCCCGCGCGTGAAGGGTGCGATTCCGCAGTACGTCGGGCGGAAGTTCGTCCCCGCGGACGGCACGAACGGCGCGTCGTTCCCCGCCTCCGCCGAGCCCTTCGAGTGCGACTCGGAAGACGAGAACGGGAAGGCGCTCGTCAACAAGTTCCAGCGCGGCAAGCGCGGACTCTGGCCAGCTGACGAAGCGACCGCGAAGGCATGCGGCGTCTCGTTCGCCGCCGTCGAAGTGAAGGACGGGATCGCGGTCGCGAAGACCACGACGATCTCGGCCGCTACGTCAACTCCAACGCGCTCGCGCGCACGGGATGAGGGCTGAACATGGGCCTCAGTATTCCAATCACGGGCATCGGCGCTGATTTCCGCCTTCCTGGTTCGTACGCCGAAATCATCTTCAACCAGGGCGCGGCGTCCGCGTTCGCCCCCGGTCGCGAGGTCTGCTTCGTCATGCCGAAGTCCTCGGCTGGCACGTGGACCGTGAACACGCGCTACAAGGTGACGAACGAGGCGGTCGCCTCTGCCGGCGCCGGCCCGGGCTCGCCGCTTCACCGCGGCCTCCGCAAGTTCCTTCGGCACAACAAGGACGCCACCGTCTGGGCCGTTCCTTACGCTGCCTCGAGCGGCGGCGGCGGTCTCGTCGCGGCTACGGCAACGCTCGCGCTCTCGGGCTCGCTCACCTCGGGCGGGACCCTCACGCTCCGCGTCGCCGGGGAAGAGATCCCGGTCGGCTTCACGGCGTCGCACACTATGACGAACATCGGCGACAACGTCGTCGCCGCCGTCAACGCGAAGACGCACCTCCCGGTCACCGCCGCCAACGTCACCGGCACGGTCACCTTCACGGCCAAGATCTCGGGAGCCTCGCAAGGGACGGCCACGATTTTCGCCATCAACGTCCACGCGGACACCGAGCCGCTCGGCACCGGCCTCGTCACCACCCTCTCTGGCCAGCTCGGCTCGGGCGCGGCGGGCGTGGACGGGACGACCACGGAGGCGACCAACTTCCAGACGGCGCTAGCGGTCCTCGACGCGGTCCGGAAGTACTACATCGTCACGAGCCTCACGGACGCCACGTCGCTCGGTCACCTGAAGACCCACATCGTCAACAAGAGCCTCCCGAAGGTCGGCCTTCGCTCGGTCGGCATCGCGGCGAATCGCCAGGCCGGCAGCGCGGCGGCGACCATCGCCACGGGCCGGAACTACGAGCGGCTCGCCATCGCCTGGATGGAGAACTCCGAGCACGACCCCTGCGAGCTCGCGGCCGTAGCGGCGGCGATCATCCAGAAGGAAGAGGCGGTCCATCCGGCCCCCAACTTCGACTTCTACCCTCTCAACGACATCGTCCTCCCGCACTACGCGGACGCGGACATCCCGACGGCCGACGAGCAGAACGACGCGATCAACGACGGCCTGATGCCGTTCACGACCACGGGCGTCTCGACCTACGTCGTCATGGCGACGACCACGCGCTCGAAGGACGCGACCGGCGCACTCGACGATCCGCGCTCGCTTGAGCGTCACCGCGTCAGCGTGGCCGACGACTTCATGGACGAGGAACTCGTCGAGGTCGGTCTCAACTTCCGCGGGAAGCGCCTGGCCGACGACGAGAGACTCGCCGACGGCAAGATCAACCCGAACCAGGTCGAGCGCCCGAACCTGCTCCGCCCCTCGAGCTTCCGTCCGCACATCGTCAAGCGGATGAACGAGAAGGACGGGATCACGCTCCAGAACGTCCAGGCGAGCAAAGACTCGCTGCTCGTCATCAAGACGGGCGGGCGCCTCGAGGTCGGGTTCGATCTCAACGCGATCGATTTGCATCACCAAACGTCATTCAGGGTAGCTGAGGTAAGCGCCGGATAGTGCTATACTATTCACGTGAAGACGTGCGCCACTTGCAAGCATGAGCGAGACGACAGTGAGTTCGTTTCGCACTGGCACGGTGGCGTCACGAAGGGGTGCCTTGGGTGCCGGTCGCGCGCACTGAAGTCGTTCCGCAAGAACAAGGCAGACCCGGGAGTAAGCCGGCGGGAGCGAGAGGCCAGAGAGGCTCTCTCGGCTCGCGGGCTTCGAAGCTGTAAGAAGTGCGGGACGACGAAGGCGCTCGGCGAGTTCTACTCGGACGCCCGCGGCAGACGTGGCGCGTGCAAGGAATGCATCGCCGACCACGCGCGAGCCAAGCCCGGAAACGCTCCGACATCGGAGCCACTCAACTGCTCGAAGTGCAAGGTCACCAAGCCGGCGACGGAGTTCTACAAGAACAAGAACTTCGCGAGCGGTCGGCGATCGTGGTGCCGCGGTTGCTGTAAGGAGCGCGGCCCCGTCAACTGGACGCGCTACTACGAGGCGAACAAGGAGATCCTTGCGGCGAACTACGCCAAGTGGGCCCGCGAGAATCCGCACAAGTCCAACGAGCGAGGGCGCAGGCGCCGAGCGATCGAGGGCGGCCCCGGCGTCACCGATCAAGAGTGGGCCGACACAATCGAGTACTTCGGCGGTCGCTGCGCCTACTGCCTAGCCGCCACCAAGCTCACGATGGAGCACGTCACGGCGGTAACCCGCGGCGGTACCCACGAGCCAAGCAACGCGGTCCCCGCGTGCCGCGCCTGCAACTCGAGCAAGCGCAACAACTCGCTTCTTTCCTGTCTCTCATCTCGGCGCCTCATTGGGCGACGGATGGGCAATCACTTTTCAGCGTAGGCGATAGGCGCCTTCGCAACCCAACGCGCGTCCCACGGGACGCAGGCGCAGAGGTACACCCTTGGCCGCTCAAACTGACTACGCACTAATTAAGCTGTTTTTGAACGGCGCTCCCGTGACCCAGATCACGAAGATCACGCGCATGCTCGACGCCCAGAATCAGCCGATCATGCTGATGAACGAGGGCCTCGGCGGCTGGTCCCCCGGCTCCGGGATCTCGAGCATCGAATGGGACTCGCCGATTCCGATCGGCGGGACCGAGTTCGATTACGAAGGCATGTGCCAGCGTACCGAGTACGTCGACATGCAGGTTTTCGTAGGCTCTCGCTCGGTCGCCTCGCGCGGCAAGATCCAGACGGCGCAGACCGAAGGCGCGTCCGGCTCACCGAGCAGCATCGCGGTCAAGTGGGAAGGCGCCTTCGAGCCGACCGAGTAGTTCGCACAATCTGAAAACCCCGCGCTTCCCATGGGAGAAGATGGCGCGCGGGAGCACGATCCGGAAGCCGTCCAGGCGCGCCGCCGCTACTCCCATGGCGGCAGGTCGACGCCTCGGACGGCTTTCGCCTTTTGTCAACATGGGAGATCACGGAATGACGCGACGAACGTTTGCGCAGATGTGGGCCGCGGCGATTGCCGCGCTGGGGATCGGATCGCGAGCGGAGGCTCGGCAAGGCGGCCCGGTGCTTTGCGTCAACGGGCACCACCAGCGATCGGCCCGCTTCGTTTCAAAGCGAATCGCCAGCGAGGCGTCGAGCACGCTAACCGTGACCGGCGAAGGCGACGGCGCCCAGGAGGAGTACCAGGCGATCGAGGGTAGCGCGATGGCGCGCGACCCGGTGAGCGTCGTGATCCGAATTGGCGACCAGATGTCCACGGGGACGCTGAAGGTTCGCGAGTGCCAGTGCGCGGGAAGCCCCGGCGCCTTTACGTACTCGTACGTTCTCGAAGGCCACTTCGCGGGTGAATTCTGATGCCCGGCCCGCCCGAAGACGTTCCGCCCTCTGACCTGTTCCTGAAGCTCTCCGAGTCGCGGCCCTCCGAGGTCGTGAACTTCCCGAGGAAGACGAGCGACGGGAAGCCGATCGGGACGACGAGGATTCAGGTGCTCACGGGCGACGACCACGAAGTCGCCCAGATCGAGGCCAAGCGCAATCTGAAGGAGCGGCGCAAGCTCGACGAGGCGGCGCTCGCTTCGCTCGACCGTGCGGTACTCGGCGACGCGGTGGCTCGGGAGCTGCTCGCGATGGCGTGCACCACCGAGAAGAACCATGGCACGGACGACGCGCCGTTCCACCCGCGGGTCTTTCCGGGCGGCGAGGCGCTCGGGAAGGTGCTGACCGCCGACGAGACGGCCGTTCTCTTTCAAACGTACCTGCTCGTCCAGGCGAAGTACGGCCCGTTCGAGAAGACCTGCCAGACCGAGCAAGACATCACCGCCTGGATCGTGCGCCTCGTGGAGGGCGCCGCGGACTTCCCTTTAGGGCGCGTTTCGTCGGCTCACTGGGCGGAAGTAGCGTGGTCCTTGGCGGGAAGGGCCTATTTGCTGTCCGCAGTCCTAGCGTCCCTGTGGCCGAGCTTGCCGCCTTCTTTGAAGTCGCGCCTCGGCGCCTGCTCTTTGGACACTGGCTCATTTGGCGGGCCTGCCGGATCGCGACCACCGGGCAGTACGGGGAGCTTCGCGATTTCTGACGTGACCGTCACGATCGAGGACGCCGCGCAGATGGCCGAGCACATGAAGACGCTCGAGGAAGCCGCGAACGCGGCGCTCGACGAAGCGGAGCGCGAAATCTCTCCCGACGACAACTGATGGCGCTCCTCCAATACGAATTTGCCGTCGTCAACCAAAACCTGCTCTCGCAGGTCTTGGCGTCGAACGAGCGACGACTCGCCCAGCACATCGCGCGGACCTCCCGGATGCTCGGGACGCCCGCGTCCGGGCGCGCGGCGCGGTCGACTGGCGCGGCGATCGTCAAGTCCGAGGCGAACGCCGCCATGGCGCTCGATCGCCAGCGCGGCGCGGCGCTCTTCCAGCTCCACAAGGCCGAGGAGCGTGCGCGGCTCAAGTCCGAGAGGACTGTCCACTCCGAGGGAGTGCGACTCGACCGCCAGCGATTCGCCGAGTTTCAGCGCCTCGAGCGAACGCGCATCCGGACGCGCCAGGCGTTCCAGGCGGACGTAGCGCGAGAGCGGCGGACCATTGCGGGCGCGACGACCGGCAGGGTCGGGCGAAGCCTCACGGGGGCGCTGAGCGGCGTTGGCGCGGTGGCGATGGGCGCCATCGGAATCGGCGGATCGATCGCCGCCGGTAGCGCCATCCAGACGCAGATGAGCGAGGGGGCCCGGGCAAGCCAGCTCGCCAACCAGGCGGGGAAGCCGCAGATCAAGGGTGAGCTACTCCGGGAAGCGCAAGCGACCAAGGGGTTCACCGGCATGGAAGCGCTCGAGGGCATGGGTGCCTTCGTTGACGTGACGGGCGACCTCGACACGGCGCGCAAAGCGCTCCCCGAGCTCGCACAGCTCTCACTCGCTACCGGCGCGGCGCTGAACGACCTCAACGCCGCCGCCGGCAACGCTTTCATCCCCCTGGCCGACAAGATCAAGGACCCGCAGAAGCGGCTGGAGGTCCTGCTCTCGACCATGCGAGCCATCGCCGGCCAGGGCTCCGTCGGCGCCGTCGAGGTGAAGGACCTCGCGATCGAGATGGCCGGGCTCGCCGCCGCGACCAACAAGTTCACGGGCGATCCCGGGCACCTAATCAAGAGCGTCGGCGCGATGGCCCAGGCGGCCCGCCAGCGAGGCGGCGCCGGCACAGCGGCGGAAGCGGTCACTTCGGTGTCGCGGTTCGTGGCCGACATCGCGAGCAAGCCCGAGAAATTCGAGAAGGCCGGCATCCAGATCGGCACGCGGGACAAGGCTGGTAACCTCACGCAGCTGGACGATCCGCAAGAGATCATGGTCCGGATGCTCCAGAAGACGGGCGGAGACCTCGGCAAGGTCTCGAACCTCTTCGGCGTGTACGCGGAGCGCGCGGTCGCCGGCTTCTCCCCGCTCTACTCGCAGGCGGAGACGGCCAACATGGCGCTTCCCGAGGCGCAGCGCGAAAAGGGCGGCGTTGCTGGTGAGAAGGCGGTCCGGGCGGAGTTCGGTCGGCTGCTTGCTGCCGAGCTTTCGCTCGAACAGCAAGCCGAGCGCGCCGCCTCGCGCCTCGCTGACCTCGATCTCCAGCTGAAAGAGGTGACCAAGCGGTTCAACGCCGCGATCGGCTCGGAGCTCATGCCGGTGATCATGCAGATGATCCCCGAGTTCACGGCCCTCCTCCCGAACATCACGAAGGCGGTCCGCGCGTTCGGCGTCATCGGCGAGGAGATCATCCAGAATCCGATCAGCGGGATCGGAAAGCTGATTGCCGCGAAGGTGGCGCTCGACGTGGGCGGAGCCGGCATTGGCGCGGCCGCGAAGATGGCGATCGAAGCGTCGCTGAACTCCGGACTTAGCAAGGCGATCGGCCTCGGCGGCCTGGCCATCGGCACTCTAGCGGCGAGCGTTGCCCTCGCGGAGCTCATCGTCTCGGCCCTGAAGGTCGAGGGCGAGACGGCCGCCAAGGGCGCGACGGCGGGCGCGAACGAGGTTCGCGAGAAGGCGCGGCGCGAGATCGAGGCGACCGGGACGCTCACGCCGGAGACCCGGGCCGAGCTCGAGCAACTCAGCAAGACCGAGGACAAGACGATAGCGGCGGGACGCGAGGCCATCAGTGGCGGACCACTCGACTTCGTGCGCCGCGGGTTCAACCAGGTCTTCGGCACTGGTGACGGCGAGGACCTGAGCCAACAGGCTCGACTCGGCGCGACCGTCGCGAACAAGGACTATCGGCAGGGCGCCACGGAAACGAAGGCCCTTCTCGAGGCGGCCACGCTCCCGCCCGAGGCCGCGAAGCTCTTCATCGACATGGCGAAGTCGGCCGGCATCGCCTTCAAGGAAGGCGTCGAGTCCACGAAGCCGCCGCTCAACCGCACCAACGCCCCAGCCCCTCCAGTTGGATGACCGACGTTCTCCGCCTCCTCCCGCCCTTCGAATGGCGCGGCGCTCAGTACCCCGTCACGTCGCGGCGCGTGTTCTTCCGGCACGAGGGCGTCGAGCACGTCATCCA